CGGTTTCCCATACTGGATCCAGAAGTTGCTTATCAAACTTATTCCCGAACAGGAATATTCTATCATAGATCACTAGGGTTTCCAAGCTAATCTTCCCGCCCAGGAACTTTTTTAAAATAGGTGGATGACCTTTGGAACAGTTCAGTACATCTTCTAATTTTGTCCCCGAGAACAATTCGTTGCTTTGTTCTTTGAATAAGTAAGTCAAACTCTGCTGTCTTTTCATCCAGTCTGCGTAAGTCCTTTCTCCAGAACTTATAATTTGTCCAATCCATAGGTTCTGTGGGTTATCGGAAGATACAAAGTTTGATACTAGAAAATCTACAACTTCTTTATCGTTATACTTACGACTTGTTTTCTCAAACCAGTATTTATCCTTACGTTTATTAAAAGATGCTATACTCGCACGAGTCTTTGCACCATACTTAAAAAAATCATATTTTGGATTTGTGAAATGGTTTTTGAGTGCCAAATAATGTTGATAAGTTTCAAAGGGAGTCACAATCATAAAGGCAGTTTTGCTTTAGAAGTTTTTTTCATAAAATTGAGACGAATAGCATCCCATTTTAATCTCTCTTTTAAAGGTTTTGAGATAAGTTTCGTAACTGATTCTACCTCAAGACTATTAATTTCACAATAGTGAACAATAGCATCGATATAGTTAAAATTTTCTTCCGCTACAATTTTTTCAATCTCAAGAGCAAACTTAGATGGAGTTAAAAACTTATTCTCTATTGCCTGTTCTAGTTCTTTATTTGGTTCCATAGGCGTTAAGTTTATCTCTAACAAATTCTCTAATATATTTGCTGAGGAGTTTGATGTACTTTGATTTGTCTCTTTCTTCATAAACGACGCATTCTCCATTTTCACAAGCCATAATGATTACAAGTTTTTTAACTGAAATACCAGTTAGTTCATATAGCATACAACCATATGCCATACACTGAACAAAGTAATGTTCGATCCACTCACGTGGTTTTGGTTTTTTAGAAGTCTTAAAGTCGATTATTGCTAACTCGCCGTCATATTCAGCGATACAGTCAACAGTCCCAGCAATACCCAGTTGCTTACTATATAGGGACCCTTCGAGGGCGTAAATATTATTTATACGTTTTAAGTCCGTTTTCGAGATCTTAAAAAGAAAATCCGCAATCGGCGCAACTGGCGGAAGATCTTGATTTTTAAGATGGTTTTCTGTAAGAGAATGAAAGTCTGTACCGCGAGAAGTAGCCGCCTTAGTAATCTTTTGCGCCTCATCCTCACCAACCTTTTTGCGCCAGTTATTGAAGATTTCACGATTAAAGTGACTCGTAACAGAAGTAATTGATACAAGTTTCAGAAGTTGGTCTTCATCTGGAACCTTATAATAACGAACTCCATCAATAGTCTCCCTCTCAAGTTGGGGGAGAGTCAAATCAACATGTGTAAACATTAAAAACCTGATTCCATTTTAGCAATAATATATTCTTTAACAAATCCTGAGCGAACGATATCTTCAACACCGAATTCGATAAGATCTATAGATGGCATTGATCTTAAAATTCTTATAAAATCAATAATACCATTACGTTCATTTGTTTTTATAAGATCCGATTGAGTCGCATCTCCACAGAAACAAATTTTGGTATTTTCACCAACACGTGTAATTATACTATCTAATTCATGAAAATTCAAGTTTTGGAATTCATCAACAATAACAATGGCATTATCAAGCGTTGTGCCACGAAGAAATGAAGTGCTCCAAAACTTAATTGTTTCTTGTGCTTTAAGATTGCCATAGAGCATCTCAAAGTCAGCATCACTTGGCATTTGGAACATATACTTCACCATATTCTTATAAGGAATCTGGTAAATATCTGCTTTATCATCATGAGAACCAGGAAGGAATCCAATTTCTCTAGTGGCGACTAAAGAACGAACGATATAAACTTTTTCATATGGAGTTCTTTCATCAAGGACATCTACCAGAGCGTTATAAAGTGTAATAAAAGTTTTACCTGTTCCTGCACAACCATATGCTACAAGGTGTTTTCCGTTTGCATAAGAGTCAAATAATTTTTTCTGATTATCTGTCAATGGTTCAACATCAACAAGAAAATCACTATTAAGTGGCTTTTTCCTTCTCAATTGTTTGGCAGTCATGCCAATACCAATTGGAGACTCATTCTTTCTTCTTCTAGTTGCCATTAGAGTTTCTTTACAGTAGACCCAGGTGCTTTTGATGCTTTATCGAGAATTTCATTCCATCCAGGATTTTTATTGATGAGTTTATTTCTCCACTCACCAACTTCTCCTGGTGTTGCACAACCCTCAGACCAATCCCGTTTCCATTCGGGATTGTCTGTGTACCATTGAGTAATATCATGAACACTCATTTCTACTATCCTTTTCTCCCCCGTCTCTACATGAATAATTGGATAAATCGCCATAGGTTACAATTTCACGATAATTTATTTAGACCCATTCGAGTGCTTCTGAGACCGAAGGAAACTGTTCAGTGAACACTTTTTTGCAGGCAAGAGCAATGTCCATATGCTCTTTTTGAGTTCCATTCGCAGAACGAAGATTAATATAATGTATCCACGACCTGCACGAGCCACTCATATAGATGCGTGTGGGCGTGGCCAAGGGCAATACAAACCTGGCACACTCCTTTGCGATTCCTTCATCGAGCATTGTTTGGTACAGTGCCATAGCGTCTCTGAAATGATCATGAATTAGCATCTCATATTTCTGAATAACAGAAGGATCTAAATCATCAGTAGAGTTTTGACGATTTTTGGTATCCTGACGACGAAGTTCGGGAATAGGAATCTTTTCAGCAAGCAAAGAAGAATCTGCATACCTTTGAGAAAATTCTTGATATGTGAAAGAACGATGACGTAAAATTTGAGCTGCGATGCCACGATTTGTTTCGATCTCAAGAGTCATAAAAGACTGCTCAAAAACAGACCAATGATTATGCTTAATGCAATAAGCAAGCAACTTGGCATAGTTTTCGTTGTCTTGATTCGCAGGGTTGCTAACTCTAGCAACATATGCCATTGTTTTTTCTGCATCGGGTGTCACGCTGATGAGTTTTACAGTCATTTCTTTCCAAATCCTTTTGATGTATATGATTCAAGTTTACCCCATTCTTCTTTTAGAAGACGAAGTTGGGATTTCATTTCTTTTAATTCTTCATCAGAATATAGATGGTCTTGCTTAACCAACCTTCCCAGCAGTTTAATAAGTTCTTTTCCTCTAGTCATACTTAATCCATGTATCCATCGTCATCGTCATAAAGCTCATCATAGTCTGCAATAGGAGGAACATTTGATTTTTGAGAAGTATAGGCAGAAACATCTGAGTAAACTTCTGCTTTTAGAGCATCTACCAAAAGTTCCATATTTCGAATAATTAATTTTAATTTATCCTTGTCCATTTGCCTCATTATAGAAATCAGTTAACCATCCTTTCATAATTTCTCTGATTTCTGCAGATTCATTTGCAGCAACAAACATTTCTCGCCCTTCAATAAGGAACTGACTTAGTTTAAGTTTAATGCCTTCTAAAAATACATCAGCATACTTGTCTAAAAGTTCTTGATCCATTTAATCTTCCCAAATAAGTACTATTCTACATAAAAAAAGAAGGGGAGTCAACCCCCCTTCTGTTATATATTGATTCTACTACTTATAGAGCCACTGAATATATAATGAAAGTGAGATAGTTAGTAAGGCAAGTCCAGCAGTGGAAGAAACAATAATCTGTCCCATCACTTCTTCTCTCCTACAGCACAGTGACCCGCGCTGCAAAGAGATGCTTGATGACGACGCTCCTCTTTTTGCTTTTGCTCCTTAATCAATTGCAGGAAGTTAAGTTTTTTCATTGCCTTTCCTCCCAGTCCCAGTTGTTACATGGACGGTAGGAAATACCACGATACTTATTTGGTGGATGCGATGGAGCATGTGTTTCTGCATACCACTTACGGTACTGCAGTTTTGGAGTGTGAGTATTATACTTCACACCACGATAGGTTGCTGTCATCCCTTAGTCCCCTCTTTTACAAATTTGACCCCACGGTAGGTCTCATTGTATTGTTGAGGTTGTTGTTGCATTTGCTGTTGATATGCGATACGCTTTTCGGTATCATATTCAACGCCACGGTATACTACTTTCGACATTAGGTTTCTCCTTAGTTGTTCAGGTT